CTTAACTACTTGCTAAGTGATAAAGCCCAGGCTAAGGCTCCTTCTCTTGGATTCGTACCTCTTAAAGGTGAGATACTTTCTAAGTCTCGTGCTGCAGTAAAGCGTATTGGTAAGTAAATTAAATGAATTATGGGTAGTAGTTTTCGGACTGCTATCCTTTTTTATTTTGGTAGAAACAATGCATGTTAACTACCACAGGTCAGAGACACCTCAGTGTAGGATCTCTAACTAATTCCCTTGACCTTAACCCGCTACGGTCCGTTGTAGTCGGTCAAGGAATGAACACTGGTATGGCGGAACCATACTGGACTCGATTAGTTTAATAATGGCTTTTAATACTAACACTACTACAGGTGGTGTAGTCTATAGTTCTCCTGTTTGGGACACAAGAATACTAGCAGAACAATGGGAAACAGATGCTGCTGGCTATGGTCCAGCTAGTTCTCAAACTGCTGCTACTGATGAAGGTACTACTTACAGAACAGTTACACCTTTAGATGTTGCTATCGGTAAATATGAAAGATTAATTCTTAAGTATCGTATTCATTATACTCAGAATACTACTGGTAGAGCTAAGTTTAAATTAGATACTCCAACAGTAACTTCTATTCATTCAGCAGCTACTGGGTTAGAACCTGATGGTAGTATCTTTGTTTCCCTAAATGCAGCAGCTGATCCTACAAAAGACGTAGACGTTGCTGGTACAATGGGTTACTTTGAGTGGGAATCGATTATAGAAAACGGTGCTACAGCTGGTACTGTTAATTTCCAATTCGCACAATATGCAAACAACGCAGCTCCTGCTATCATTCTTGAAGGATCATACGTTGAAATTAAGAAGTTCTAAATAACTTCGGATAAGGAGCACCTCAGAGTCGGACTCCTTTTCCTTTGGCTTCTGGCCCTCTACGGAGGATACCCTCAAGCCGTCTAGACGGTGGGATAGACCACAACAAAATGATCAAAAAAATTTACGTGCGTAAGAAAGTAAACTAATACATTAATTTAATATAATGGCTAATGCCACACAGTCAGTATTAGGTACAGTCAATAAGCTGGTATCTGATACCTCTGGTTCACAGGCTTATGATAGTAAGTATGGAACCTATTTGAAGCTGTTCTCAGGTGAGCTATTTAAAGCTTATGAGTCAGCAACAATTGCTAGAGATACAGTACAAAGACGTACTCTAAAGAACGGTAAATCATTACAGTTCATATTCACAGGGCGTATGCAAGCTGCATATCATACCCCAGGTACACCTATCCTTGGATCAGGTGATCCTCCAGTAGCTGAGAAGACCATCCAATGTGATGACCTACTTATCAGTAATGCATTCATCTATGACCTAGACGAGACTCTTGCTCATTACTCACTTCGTGGTGAGATCAGTAAGAAGATTGGTCATGCTCTAGCTGAAGCATATGATAAGAAAATCTTCAGAGCTATTGCACTAGCAGCACGTGACTCTCATCCAATTACTGCATCTCCTGGTCCTGAGCCTGGTGGATCTCGTATCTATCTAGGATCTGGTAAAGAGTATGATGCACAAGCACTAGTTGATGCTTTCTTTGAAGCAGCTTCTATCCTTGATGAGAAGAACATGCCTAAAGCTGGTAGAACAGCTGTGCTATCTCCAAGACAATACTATGCTCTTGTTTCTCAGGTATCTACAAATATCCTTAACAGAGACTATGGTAATTCTTCAGGTAATCTAACATCTGGTGAAGGTCTATATGAAATAGCTGGTATCCAAATCAGACGCTCTAACAACCTACCTTTCAAGGCTGGTACTGTTAATGGTGTAGCTGGTGAGAACAATGACTACTCTGGAGCATTCACAAACCACGCTGGTCTAATCTATTATAAAGATGCTGCTGGTGTTGTTGAAGCAATTGGTCCTCAAGTTCAAGTAACTTCAGGTGATGTTTCAGTCCTTTACCAAGGAGATGTTATTGTGGGACGTTTAGCAATGGGCTGCGATTCACTTAACCCTGCTGCTGCAATCGAACTAGTTGCTGCTGCTTCTGGCGATTAATAGGAGGTAATTATGTCTACCGTTCCAGGTGCATGTAAAGTATTCACTGTTGCAATAAACAGTGGAATAGGTGTTGTTGGATCTACAACAAAGAATCCTCCTAGTCCTCTTGAATATGGTCGTCAAATATTAAGTGGCGATCTTTCAAATAAAGGATTAACAAACTGTTAATTTAATAATTTAATATTATGGCCGCATCCGTAGCAAAAGGGAACGCTGGTGTCTGCACAACAGATGCTAGTCGGATCTCTGTATCAAAAACAAGTGGTGCCGCAGGTGACTCTGCAGTTAAGTCAGTAACGAAGAATCTTCGTCTGCCTTATGTAGGTGTTGAATGTAACATCACTGATGTTTAACACAATTGGGGACTTCGGTCCCCTTCTTTTTTTATATGTAATTTAAACTATGCCGACTACAATTGATAACGAGACAGAACTCTCCGCAGTAAACTCAATACTAGGGAGCATAGGACAGTCTCCTATTTCCACTCTAACCTTTGAGAATCCAGAGGTTGCATTTATCTATAACCTACTTAGAGATTCTAATATTGATGTACAGAACGAAGGCTGGCACTTCAATACAGAATACCATGTAACCTTTACAACCAATAACGATGGTAAGATACCTATCACTGATACTATATTAAAAGTAGATGTATCAGATGGATGGAAATCGAGAGAATATGATGCAGTAATAAGAGATGGATTTTTATATGATAAATTAGATCATACTAATATATGGATAGATGGTACCTTCTGGGCTGGTACTACAGCTTACACTAAAGGTACATTAGTTATAAATAGTGGTAATGAATACCAGTGTACTGTAGCGGGTACTTCAGCTGCTTCTGGAGGTCCAACACATGTTTCAGGTACAGCTACTGATGGTAGTGTTACTTGGCAATTTGTTAAGTCAGCACTTGAAGAAGTAGATTTAGATGTTATTTATCTATATGAATTCACTAAACTACCCTCAGTATTTAGACGATACATAACTTATAGAGCAGCTAGAATGGCTGCTACACAGCTTGTAGCTAACCCTCAACTAGTACAACTACTAGGTACACAAGAGTCAATGGCAAGAGCTGCTTGTATGGAATATGAATGTAACCAAGGTAATCATAGTATGTTTGGATTCCCAGATGACAGTGCTATAACTACTTATCAACCATGGAGGAATCTTAGAAGATAATGGCTGGAGTATCTCAACAAATCCCTAGTTATTATGGTGGTATATCAGAACAGGCTGATCAGTTAAAGAGGCCAGGTCAAGTAAAAGATGTAGTAAATGCTATACCTGATATAACATGGGGATTATATAAAAGACCTGGTAGTAAAAGAATAGGAACTAATAAACTAACTAATGTACAATCTAATGGATCTTGGTTTCATTACTATAGAGATGAGACTGAAGGTAGTTATATAGGACAGATAGCTAGTGATGGTAAGGTTAGGGTATGGAGTTGTAATGATGGTACAGAGAAGAATGTCTGGTATCATACAGATAATGCTATATATAATTCAGTTAATTCAAATCATGTAGCTATAACATCTTATTTAACTCCTAGTAGTCCTACAGCTACAGAAGACTTACAAGCATTAACTATAAATGATACTACTTACTTAACTAATAGAACTAAAGTAGTAACAACTACTGGTACAACAACTGCTAAACCTGATGCGTATTCTGCTTATATAGAAATACTAAGAACAGAGAATGGTAGACAGTATGGTTTAAATATCTCTACTCCTGATGCTGCTACAAATGTATCTTTAAGTAGAGCTACAAGATTAAAAATAGAGAGTACAACACAAGATGTAGGTACTGATACTGGTCATTGTCCAGGCATCGGTACACAAGTATTTAGTCAAGATAGCGGAAGTAAAAAAAATCTGATATTCCGTATAACTGTATTAGGACAAGTAGCACAGAAAAAGGAAACTACTGATGATTTTCAATGTACTTATAATAATGAAGTAGATTTACTTCATGGCGGAGAAGGTTGGGAAACTAATGATACAACTACAGTTATTTTA